CATACGTTCCTTTACAAATGGTTCGTGCAGTTGGTCAAGATTCATTCCAACCTAAAATTGGTTTCAAGACTCGTTACGGCATGGTTCAAAACCCATTTGCTACAACTAACGGTCTTGGTGCATTAGACGTTGCTGGCGCAGTTGCTGCTGGTGACCAAAATGTATACTACCGTAGAGCTAATGTTACAAACATAATGTAATATTACTTTCTACATTGTAGATATAGAGAAAGACACCTTCGGGTGTCTTTTTTTTGTCTTTTAAAACTCTTATAAATATAAGTATGAAAACATTAAAAGAAGTAGAAGCAATCGATTGTATCTGTGAAGAACAATATAAAGACTTAGTAATTACAGAGGCCGAGTATCAAGGTAAGAAAGTTAAACTGAATGACCCGATACGAGGTGGAAGTAAGAAGTTTTATGTATATGTTAAAGACGGCGACAAGATTAAAAAGGTATCTTTTGGCGACACAACAGGTTTGTCTATTAAACGAGATGACCCAGCAAGAAGAAAGTCGTTTCGTGCAAGACACAAATGTGATACTGCAAAAGATAAGACATCAGCAAGATATTGGTCGTGCTATCAATGGCGTGCCAATGCACCAGTGAATAACTAATGACAGATGTAAATGTACAAACTAGACAGCCGTCTATTATAGACTATGCAAGTCCTATACAGTTTAGGTTCAAATGTTCTAAGTTACCAAAAGTAGAATTCTTTTGTCAGAGTGCAAACATTCCTGGCATAGGTTTAGGTGAAGCAGAAATAGATACCCCACTTAAAACATTGCCATTCCCTGGTGATAAAGTTACATATCAAGATTTAGCGATATCATTTCTAGTAGATGAAAATTTAGAAAACTACAAAGAAATACACGACTGGATAATCGGACTAGGTGCACCACAGAATCACACTCAATTCTCTGATTTAAGAGCAACAGGTAGTGATAGATTTCCTGGCACATCATCAAGTAATGCTATAACGGGCCAAGCAACAGCAGACCCTCTACCAGAAAGTGGTATGTATTCAGATGCTACTTTGACAGTTTTGAATAGTAAAAACATTGCTGTAACAGAAATAAGATTTCACAATATTTTCCCAACATCTCTTGGTGCATTATCATATAATGTACAGGCAAGTGATGTGAACTATCTACAAACGAATGTAGATTTTAGTTACATGTACTATGAAATAGTTCAGCTGTAACACTTGAAATACCCACTTTTTGTGGGCGTATAAATATAATTGATACACTTAAATAATGGATATAATATGACACTTGAAGAATTACAAGAATCAGCTAACAGAGATTTAAAAATAGACGATACTGACTTAGGCACAGAATCAATAAACATACCAATACTTCATAACAAATACCTACAACACTTCAATAAGTTCTCTTTGCTTTTAAAGAAGGCAGAGTACGAACAGAAAATTCTTAAACGACAGAAGTGGGAATACTACACAGGTAAATCGGACCCATCGGTCTATAAAGAGAAGCCGTTTGACTTGAAAATACTCAAGGCAGATGTTCATATCTATATGGAATCAGATGAAGAACTACAAAGAGCAGACCAAAAAGAAGCGTATCTACGACAAGTAGTAAACTATCTTGAACAACTATTACGAAGCATAAACAGTCGAAACTTTGTGATTAAAAATGCTATCGATTGGGCAAGATTCACAAGTGGGGCACTCTAATGGCAAAAAATATAGGTGCCATGCCTATCTTCGAAGCAGAAGAAACTATGAGTATGATACACCACGTTTGTTTTCCTACGGACATTTTTGAAATACCTAATGTTTTGAATGATGCTGATATGAAAGCAATGTTGAAATACATAGAGAATCAATATGCAACTGCAAAAGATGGACACGAGAACTGGCAAACAGGCCCAGACTTGCACACTAAACCAGAGTTTGAAAAACTTGTAAGATTTTTGATAACAACTAATAAAGATTTAATAAAAGGTAAAGGATATGATGTAGAAGATATAAAAATTAGTGATATGTGGGCAAATATTTTAAAACCAAAAGAAGCACACTCGCCACACACTCACTCTAATAATTATCTAAGTGGCGTTTATTATCTATATGCTGAGAAAGCCTCGGCACTTGTAGTTTTTGACCCAGTAAGTGAAAGAGATGTTATTAAGCCTAGAATGTTTAGAGAGGATATATTTAATTCTGCTGCGTTAATGTTTCATTCGATACCAAATACAGCATACATATTTCCATCTTGGTTAAGACATTATGTGCCGCCAAATGTTAGTGAAAGGAATAGAATAAGTATTTCTTGGAATATACAATTGAAAGGACAAGTAGGAGAACATCATGATTTCCAGTCCGCAGAATATAAGTGATTGCATGGAAACTCTTATATTAGAAAAGAAAAACGAAGTGTATCTGACGGTTAATGCTGATGCTAGTGTTGAAAGAGAACTATCTGAATTCTTTACATTTTATGTACCTGGATATAAGTTCATGCCCGCCTTTCGTAATCGTATGTGGGACGGTAAGATAAGGTTATTCTCTCATAAGACAAAAGAAATCTATTTAGGCCTGTTGCCGTATATTAAAGCATTTGCAGAAGAGCGTGGTTATGGGATTGTTTGTGGCGAAGACGTAGATATTGATAACAATGTAGATAAAGAAATTGTTACAAAGTTTTCTAATAGTTTAGGTCAAGCATTTGAGGCTAGAGATTATCAGATTGATGCTATTCACCATAGTTTAAAATACAATAGAGCATTACTATTAAGTCCAACTGCAAGTGGTAAATCATTTATTATCTATGCACTTATTCGTTACTATACACATCTAATCAAAGACGATACTAATAATAGAATACTATTAATTGTTCCGACAACTTCACTTGTAGAACAAATGTATACTGACTTTAAAGAGTATGGTTGGAATGTAGAAAAGTATTGCCATAGATTGTATAGTGGCCACTCTAAAGAAACGAACAAGAGAGTATTGATATCAACTTGGCAAAGTTTATTTCGATTGCCAAAAGAATATTTTGACCAGTTTGGCGTTGTGTTTGGTGATGAAGCGCATTTGTTTAAGTCAAAGTCATTAAGTGAAATTATGTCTAAACTGACAGAATGTAAGTATAGAATTGGCTTGACCGGCACACTTGATGGCGCTCAGACACACAAACTTGTGTTAGAAGGTTTGTTCGGCGCTGTCAATAAAGTTACATCAACTAGAAAACTGATGGACAAAAAACAGTTATCAAATTTGACTGTTCGTTGTTTAATACTGAAACATACTCCTGAACATTGTCAAACTATTTCAAAAGGTAAGTATCAAGACGAGATTGACTATCTTGTCAGTAGTCGGTCAAGACAAAACTTTATTCGTAATCTTGCACTTAAACTTCAAGGCAACACCTTAGTATTATTTCAACTCGTAGAGAAACACGGTAAACATCTACACGAAATAATCAAAGAGAAAGCCGCTGACGATAGAAAAGTCTTTTATATTTTTGGTGGCGTTGAGGCAGATGAACGAGAAGCAATCAGAGGTATTGTTGAGAAAGAAAAAGATGCTATCATTGTTGCAAGTTATGGCACATTCTCTACTGGTGTCAATATTAAGAATCTACATAATATTATATTTGCAAGTCCGTCTAAGAGTAGAGTAAGAAATTTACAATCGATTGGCCGTGGACTAAGACTTGGTGAGAACAAAGTTGATGCTACATTATACGACATTGCAGATGATATGACTTGGAAGTCAAGAGAAAACTTTACTTTAAAACACTTTCAAGAGAGAATAAACATCTACACAGAAGAAGAATTTGATTACGAAATGCACAGCATAGAGCTCAAGGACTGATAAATATAAGTATGGAAACAATAAACGAACCAACGCACCCTACTGATTACAGATTAGCAAAGTTAATGGACGGAAGTCTGTTGATGGGAACTATTTCTGTTGATGATGAACATATGAGAATTATTAACCCATTAGAGTTAGTAACAATACCTCGTATGACTCATGAAGGCCTAAAAGAAGATACAACTCTATCAAGATGGATACCATTTACTGATGATATAGAGTTTGTAATTGCAAAAGACAAAGTAGTTGTTATCACTTTGGCTTCTGTTGATTTAGCACATTACTATGAAGTTGTTCTTTCTAAAATAGAAACAAGTGATGCTAAAATTAGACCAGCCTTGAGTGCTGAAGATATAGATAAAATATTAGAAATCGCAGACGAAGAAGATGAAGAACTAATTGAGTGGGATGAAGAAGCGACTAATGTAATCGGCGGCCATAAGATAGATTCTAAGAAGTTTCACTAGGTTCTAGGTAGCTTTATGGTCTCTCACCGCATCTACATATGCGATTATACACTCATTTTTGACTTGTGTCAAGCACTTATTCCAAATAATTTTAGCTTGACTTCCTCTTAGAACTAATGTATAATAACTAACATGAATAAAACAACTACTAGAAACATTAAAAAAGAAGTTCAATTGAAAAAAATCAAAGAAAAACTTCACGTTGCTGGACATAAAAAATCTCATAAAAAGATTAATCTTGTAAAGGCCTTGAAGAATTTATTGAAGCGTAATGACAGAAAAGGACTATAACATGGCAGAAGAAGAAAAGTTAAAACCAAAACAGAAACCTCATTATGTAGATAATAAGAAGTTTCTTGAAGCAATGACAGAGTATCGTGCATTAAGAATTAAGGCCGAAGAAGAAGGCAAAAGACGACCTACTGTTACTAATTATATAGGTGAATGTTATTTAAAGATTGCTAATCATTTATCATATCGACCTAACTTTATCAACTATACATATCGAGATGATATGATTTCAGATGGTATAGAGAATTGTCTACAATACATGGACAACTTCGACCCCGAAAAAAGTAAGAACCCATTTGCATACT